GACCATCAGGTGCCAACTTCAAGATGTCCCCCTCAAGGCGAACCATCAGGGCGCGCTCCTGCTCAGGAACAAACCGAGACATAAGCTGATTTGCGTAGAACAAATCCTGCTGTGCCTTACGGGTGATATAGTTACCACTCGACAGGTACTCGGTGATCGTGAACTGGAATTCACCAGTATCAAGGGGACGGAAGACAATATCTTCATCCTCTTGGTAGTCATCAACGTCGCCGGTGCCGATGCTAGGAATGGTAAATGTATCCCCATCAGGGAAATCAGTCATCCAATCCACGTACTGCATCGCCATCAACTCGTCGCGCAGAATCTCCTTAAGCTCGTTGGACCAAACCTCAGAGCGAATAAGGAGGGAAGAGTTAGCTGTAGTGTGCATAATCCACTACCTCCATCGTTTACGAGTTGTTGCCATAAAAGGCGGAACCCATAGACTCTGCGTCTTTCATCATTTGCATCTGAACCTTGGGGGAGTAATACATCCCCTTACTTTTCTTCCGCAATTCTTTGTAGTAAGCAGCGTCTCGGACTTCGCCGTTCTTGTGAGTACCACTCTCTGAACGCTGGGGATTGCCAATCAGGGTTGGGTTATCCTTGTTAGACTCACCAATTCCTACTAGCCGAGAAAATGCCTTCGGGTTCTTTGAAGCCAAATCCTTAATCTCATCTATCGACATACCAACTTCAGCAGCCCGTTGACTAAGGACTCGTGCAGCACCATCGCCGTACTTCTCCATCATCATCCGGTCTGCTTCCTCAAGATTTTTCTTAAGGCTGGCATTCATGTCACGTTCACTTACGTGGTCTTCGATTAGGGCCTTCAACGCCTCTGGTGCCATCTGATCCGAGCTGGTGTCGTTGGGATCGACTACAGGAGTTATGTTTGGGTCCTCGACGGGCTTTACGTTTTGGTTACGTACAAGCTCCATCAGTTCGTCTAGTTTAGCAGACTTCTCCATGTCTTCCCTTAGTTCAGCATTCTGCCGTTTTAGGTCTTCAACGAATTTGTCTGCTTCAAACTTACCTTTGGCAAGAGCCTCAGGATCGTTAAACTTCTTATCTTCTCCGACTAGATGATCAAGATAACTTTCAATGATCTCGCCGGTATCCACCGGGTTAGGTGTATCAAAAGCGGACATGTGGTTATGTCTCCTTAATTAGTTTGAGAACCTCTTGTAAGGCTCGATTGTAGCCGTTCATATCGGCTTGGTAGGAGGACCAAGAGGCTCTGTCGTAATCAGAAGCAGAACTCTTTTTCTCTTTCTTGGCCAAGATATCAGACAAACGTTTAAACGCATTGTGAGCTAAAGCGATATCTTGTTTTACCTTCTCTCTTTCTTCTTCATTCTTGATCCCACTGAACCAAATTTCCTGCATACTATTAAGCCCTTTGCCGTCTACGGGGTTTCCGTCGTGGGGTAGGTTTAGGTGTAGTAGGATTCTTCTTACGCTTCTTGTTGAGCAGTTCAATATTAAGCTCAAGCATAGTAGTAAAAGGCCTACGTTTCCTAGGTGTTCCTCTGACTGTCTTAGCCATTAGTTAATCTCCCAATCACATTCGCGTTCACCAAAGGAGTTGTGTCCAAGGATAGACCTAGCTGCATCTACGTCATTGGTAACTAAGTAGTCTATTGTCGGGTCCTCCAAAAGAATTGGTGAAGCACTGACACAAAAATCTCCGGGAACGCTACAGGCCGCGACGAAGACGGTCAGCAAGCTCATCAGGAGTAAGTTTCTGAATTTCATTGTCGATCTCTTTTCTGGTTCTAGCAGCCTCGACATTCTCTTTCAGTCGTTTATTTTTAGCAGAGCTAATGCCCCACCTGCGGGCTACCACTATAAGTCCACCCACTATGGTGACACCTATTAAAGCAACTACCCAACTAGCCATGTTTAGGCAATCGGCTCAGCGGTCACAAAGCGGAGGACCACATTAACCACAGCCATGATACCACCAACAAGTGCCAACTGAGTTTCAGCATCAAGCCCAAGATCAAGACCAAAGGTAGTAGCAAGTACCGCAGCAAATGCGACGACATTAGCCCAAAGGGTCTTCGAGGCCCAAAACGGTTTACCAGTTTCCATAATTAAATTCCTTCTTCAATTGCTATTTGCTTTTCTTCTTCACCCTGCACCTCTGCTTCATTCGCAAGGCGTGCAGTCTCTTGCTGCTCGAAGATAGCGATATTGTCTCCGAACATATCTGGTTCATCAAGCTCGGTAGTTACAACTCTAGCAAATTCTTTACCACTAAGGTGGACACCAACTGTCGGGTCTCCTTTCATACCAAGCAGGCTCTGAAGGTTCTGAAGACGCACAGCCCTTTCAGCAAAGTGTCTAGAACCAATCGGGCGCAACTTACCACGTGCAGTGATATCCTCTCGTGTAACCTCTTGAAACAAAGCAATGCCGGTGTCCTCATCAAGGATACGAACTAAGTCGCTTTCGTCAAGATTACGTCGTCCCACCTCAAGCATATCATTAAGAAGAGGTTCAAGGAAGGTGCGCTCAAAGTGATGTGCCTTGTGTTCAAAGATACGAGACGCACCTCGATCAAGGGATGCTACTTCGAAAGCTGTCTTTTCTCCGGGAGTACGAATACCCATTGCAGATCGTGGGGCACCGGCCAGTTCTTCCATCTTATTACTGAGATCAACTATCTGAGTATCGGAATTTAAAACTGTTACATCTGGGTGCAGATAGGTAACGTTACCTTCCTCACCGGCATAAATACGTTCACCCGGTTCATCGGTAAACTCCTGAACATCGCCTTGAATAAGTTTCTGAGGAAATACAGTGTGATCCCACGCATCTGCTTTTAGGTTTTCAAGGTGGTCAATACGATACTGAAGACCAACAAGATTCTCTAAAGGACCCATACCGTAAAGATTATCAGGCCTTTGTCTCCACCCCGTGTGTCGTATGGCAGCCGCCCCTAACCAAGAAGGGTTAGGAACATTACGAAGAACACGGGACCTATCAGCAACGGTGATGATGCGGTTAAGCTGTAGTTCCCCAGTAATGTGGTTGTAAAGATCGCCGAAGTAATGAAGCAATTCTACCGAACCACTCTTATAGTAATTAGTAATAGAACTGAACCCATCAGCAATGTAGCCATCAGCCTTAAGAACTTCTGCATCCTGAGACAAGACGCTACCCCGGACTGTCATCATTTTCTCAAAGGCACCCTCCAACCATTCATTGGAAGGGTCTTGATCTATCTTCTTCTTCAGGTCTGCTACAATAACAAGCTCTTTGATAATCTTGGGAGAGTCGTCAAAACTATCTACTACCGGATTGAAGACAATATCATAAGGAGAAATGCGGCGAAGCTTTGGCCCTACGTACTTAGTCACAAGATCATTGTTACCAAGATCAATAAAGTCAACTATGTTTTCTACTGTACCAAAGCAATTTCCCGTATCGATCCAATCAAGGATATGGCGAGAAACGGTGTCAACAAAATTACTCTGCCTTGCTTTTGTTTCTACATAGGCTTGGATAGTCGTCCGTTTAGACGAAGAATTGCTTTCTTTATCATCCCCCAACCATTTAAAATAAGCACTATTAGGAAAGATGGCAGCGAAATAATTAGCGTGGAGGTTATCCCTGATTTGTGTTAGCTTTGGTGTAGTGGTACTATTGGCCCAAGGAAGACGAGCATTGGACGTAGTACGTGTGTCAGTAGCAAAGAGATAGTTACGGAGTTCCCTCCACTCATCTACCTTCTTGTCACGGAAGACAACCCACTCACGCCAATGGTTCCCAATACTAAGGGCCTCACTATCCGCGCCGATCTCTTGGTCTATGTCAAGGACTTCAGGCACTAGTGTACTTTCTCGTAGTTGGTTTTAGTTTAATTGGTTTCTTTTTTGGAGTCGGTTTTTTCTTAGCCATATTAAAAGGCCCTCCCACCAAACCGTGGATGATACAGAACGTTGTCACTTGCCATTCGTTTCTTTCCTATATTGGAAGTAGGCTTAACTGCTATCTCAATTGCTGAAGCTAAGGCATCTTTAATGTCATCGTGGGGCGGGCGATGTGCCACCAGTTCGTCCTCAAGCACTTGCCAGTTGCCACCCCTGTTGTGATAGACAGAAAGGTTATCATATCGTGGTTCAAGGATAGCAGCTATCCGTTCTTCTTTTGCGCCGTCGTAACGATTGGGGCGGTACTCTTCTACCTTCAGGGCGATCCCATTAGGTTTGAGGTAAGCCTCCTTAAGTTCCTTCACAATGGCACTTTGTGCAGACGTACACTCGGCCCTTAGTTTACGGAATGACCAACGATTCATTAACTGAAGAATGTGTTTATAGTAATCGGAAATACGGTCGGTCTTAAATCTATCGATATCTAGGACGTAGACGTTATTCTCTCCGTCAATCCCGATGACAACAATAGCAGTATAGTCAGCCCGTCTCTTAGTGCTAAAAGCAAAGTCAACTGCGGCTACAAGATTGAGGCGGTTCCCCTTGTAGTACCAGTACCCGGCGTCGAGAAGAAGATGGTTTTTATCGTAGTATTGAAACTTATCGTAGTCGATTGGTCTTTTGTCAGGATCGGTGGGGTCGTTGTAATACTGAGCACGATACTGCATACGATCTAGATACTGACCTCGCTTCTTAGCTAGAATCTTTTGGTCAAACCCAAACCACTTACCATCTGAGCGTCGTTGCCGAGGCCACAGGAACATGCCACTTCCATCCCCACGATCCTCTACTTCCCGTTGAAAGACTTCGTAGATAGGTTCTTGTGAGACAATCTCTCCTTCGTTGTCGTAGATATCCTCAGTCATCTCTGTCATATCGTGGTAAAGATCACGAGGGTCGTAACGAGTACCGACTACTTTCTGCTCGGCCTTTGCTTCTTCAACCGAAGCTAGTAGGCTGTATTGACGCTGTACTTTTCCTCTACCATCTTTTGTGTAGGCGTTCTCAAAAACCACGAGGTCATCAAGTACTGTGAGGTCACAATGAAATCCAGTAAAGGACGTGGTAAGTCCTCCGACCATAATGGATGGATCACGGATAAGGTGTTCTCGTCTAGAGGGGTGGTCGAGGGAGATTTCACTTGATGTCCATTTCTCTCGTTTACCTTCTTCTGCATGGATGTGGTTTGGCCAGTACCTGCGATGAACTTCGCTTTCGAAGATTTGCTTTATGAAGCCTAGCTGCTTTTCTGCCAAGTTCGACGTACTTGAAATAAGAAGGACACGCAGGATAGGGTCCCGGGTCAGTCTCCATGCAGCGTAGAAAGCCACAAGTGC